TAGTATAATACACGGTTCGTTGGTCAAGCGGTTAAGACGCCGCCCTCTCACGGCGGAAACACGGGTTCGATTCCCGTACGGACTGTTTTAAAAGTCGCATAAACACTGTGTTTGCGGCGTCTTAAAAAAATTGGTACTCAAAATGGTACTCAAAAACTGAACACAAAAGAAAGGAGTCTGCACAAGTGCTTTAGATTCTTTTCTGCAAATGGTAGACTTGGAACGCTGTTGGCGTTCTTTTTTTGTGCGGTTTTTCTGCTTATTTTTTGCGGAAAAACCGCATTTTTTTATGCAAAAATATAAGCATAGGAGGGATGCGGAATGTTATTTACGGATGAAATTCTTGAAAAAATCTTAATAAGAGAAGATGTGTCAAAGGTTCCGCTTGTGTATCAGTCAGCGATGATACACGCAATCAAGGAAGTATTGGAGGAAGAGAATGTATCAAATGCAAAATCAGAATATGGCATTTAACCCAAACCCAAGCTATGCCGCTTATCAGTACAACCCAATGCAGAGGTTTCAACAGCCAGAGCCACAGATTCCGCAGATGCAACCGCAGTTCCTTGGAATCCAAGGAAAAGTAGTACAGTCGGAATCAGCAATCATGGCGAATGATGTACCTATGGATGGAAGCGTTGCGTTTTTCCCGATGCAAGATATGAGCGCAATCGTAGCAAAACAATGGGATGCCAATGGAACAATCAGAAAGACCGTTTACAAGCCTTTCAACGAGCAGATGGCAGATTCTTCAAGCGATGATAAAAGAATTGAAATAGGGCTATCTGATGATGCGACAAAGGCTATTACTGACAAATTAGATTGCTTGTTTGGAAAGATGGAAGAGTTGGAAGATAAATTATCTTCGCAAACGCAAAGAAAATCTTCACGAACACAAAAGGAGAGTGAGTCTTAATGAATCCTATGCAGATGTTACAGGGAATGAGAAACCCACAGCAGTTTTTACAACAAATGATGGGGAATAAAAGCGTAATGAGCAACCCTATGGCTCGCAATGCTATGCAGATGGCACAGAAGGGAGATTCCAAGGGCATTGAGCAGATGGCTAGGAATTTGTGCAAAGAAAAGGGAATTGACGCAGATAAGGCTTTTGAGTCGTTTAAAAGCCAATTAGGAATGTGATACTAATTCTTGCAAGATTATGTATATAAAAATGAATTATGGAGGTAAATTCTATGTTTAACACAGGTAATTGTGCATCCGTTCCGCTTGTTGCGAACATTGACGGAAACGGAAATAACAATGGATGGGGCGCAGAAGGCTCATGGTTATGGTTCATTATCGTTATCTTTGCCATCTTCGGATGGGGTGGATTCGGTAACGGATTCGGAGGAAACGGAATGAATGGTGGTGTCGGAAGCGAAATCCAGCGCGGATTTGATAATCAGGCGGTTGTGTCAAAACTTGATGGCATTACAAACGGACTTTGTGACGGATTCTATGCAGTGCAAACCGGCATGAATGGCATCAACACAAACATTTTGCAGACCGGATTCGGCATCCAGCAGGCTATCAATGCTGATACAGTCGCTAATATGCAGAATACAAACGCATTACAGTCACAGCTTGCTAACTGCTGCTGCGAAACAAGAGAAGCTATCCAAGGTGTAAACTACAACATGGCAACTAACACTTGCGCATTGCAGAACACCATGAACAGCAACACAAGAGACATTATCGACAGCCAGAACGCAGGAACACGCGCTATTCTTGATTATCTCTGCAATGAGAAAATCTCTAGCTTACAGGCAGAAAATAGCGACCTTCGCAGAGCGGCTTCGCAGGATCGTCAGAGTGCATTACTTACAACTCAGATGGCAGCTCAGACACAGCAGATTATCAATGCAGTAAATCCGTCTGCCATCCCGGCATATGTTGTGCCTAACCCAAATGCTTATGCATATGGATGTGGATGCAACACCGGTTGTAACTGCTAAAACTAAATAATTGAGTATCTTAATTGAGTTTAACTCGATCATGTCTGCTATGCAGTATTACTTATAACCAAAGGGCAGACTATAATGTTTGCCCTTTTGCACATTGAAAACAGAATATTAAGTTGATGGATTTTTAAAGTCGTGGTACAATTTTTAAAAAAGAAAGGAGTGCCAAAATGGTTATTTTCAGAGAACACAGAGGCGGATTATCTGAATCCCTAGAAACGGCAAGGGAATTTGAAAACTTTGATGATATGAAAAAATACATAGATCAAATTCACAAAGACTTTTGCCAAAAGATAGGAGTAGAAGATGCACCATTTGAAATATCAGACATTGTAATTGACCATACTTCAAAAACAGAAGATGCGAGAACGAATTGGCACGATACAATGTATGTTTGTGTTAAACGATACGGGGATGAAGATTATATTGAAAAATACGGAACTCCGCAATGTATAGGAATGTGTGCTACAGACTACAAAAAATAAATAATGGATTTTCAAACCATCAACTAATATTCAGTTGGTGGTTTTTTATTTTATGAAAGAGAGGTAAAAATAATGGAAGTAACAGGAATTGCATTACAAACCGTTGCCGCTGGAGAAGATGTGGCATTCACAGAAACGGCAGTAAACGGAACAAAATGTATCGTACACAGACAGGGAAGCGGAATTATCAAGCTAAGAGGTATCACAAATCAGTGTAAGGCTAGATTTTTGGTATCGTATTCCGGCAACATTCAGATTCCGACAGGCGGCACAGTTGGAGAGATTTCGCTCGCAATCGCGGTTGATGGAGAGCCTTTGCAGTCAACAAAGATGATCGTAACGCCAGCCGCAGTTGAGAATTTCTTTAATGTATCAGCACAGGCATACGTTGATGTGCCTTGCGGTTGTTGCAGTACCGTAGCCGTGCAGAATACGTCCACGCAGGCTATCGAGGTTCAGAACAGTAATTTGATTGCAGTAAGGGAGGCTTGATATTATGCATAAGTTTGCGAAACAGATTATGGATTGCGTGAAAGCCCACGTTGACGGAATCGGAATCGAGAATTTTGAAGGACAAAACCTTGATGATCTCAAGGATTGGACGGAAATTGCAAAGAACATCGTATGCTTTGACAAAGACTATAACATTGTTGAAGCAATGAAAAAGTCTGAAAATAACGAGGATATTATGCGTATGCTTGAACAGTACGAGGATTATCCAGACAGAAGATTTTACGACCATTACCGCTATGCAAATGGCAGATTCGCACCGAAAGGACGCGGAACACGCAGAGGATATGTGGAACCGCCATATTATCATCAGATGCCGGAAGATTACCACGAATGGGAGAGAATGCCGGAATACGACCGAATGAGAGACCTTGACAGAATGAGTATGGGAAAGATGTATTATTCAGAGCCTATGAGCGGAAATAACGGCATGAGTACCGGTACTCACGATGCAAGAGAGGGCAGAGCCGGCATGAGCCGGAGAAGCTATATGGAAACAAAGGAAATGCATAACGGAAATTCGCCGGAAGATAAGGACGCAAAGATGAAAGAACTTGAAAAGTACATGAAATCTCTTTCGGAAGATGTGACCGAACTGTTTTCAGGCATGTCCCCAGAAGAGAAACAGTTGACCAAGACAAAGCTGACTACGCTTGTCACGAAAATGTAATAGAGAGGGCATTTTGCCCTCTTTGTTTGCGAGGTGGTAAATTGTTCACGATAAACAATGAAATGTGGAATTTGGTCAAAGTATCGCGTTACAGCGATATGCTACAGAGAAGTGATGGGAGCAGAACGGTAGGCATGACCGACAGGGACACGCAAACGATATATCTTGCGGATGATTTGCGCGGAAAATTCCTTGACCGTGTGTTATGCCACGAATTATGTCATGCGTTCTGCCTTTCGTATAATGTATACATGGATATTGATACAGAGGAAATTGTAGCAGACTTTTTGGCTACATACGGAAGAGAAGTATTTGAAATAGCAGACAGACTATTGATTGAACTTATGGAGGTTGCATAATGGATAAAATTTCAGAACTCTTACAGTACGTGCACCGGACGAATCCGGAAATGACTAGGGAAAAGCTGATAGAAGAGTTGAGCAAAAGCGACTATGCGGCGCGGTCTTTGATTTTTACGAAAGAAAACATCGTTGCGCTAGGGCAAAAATAAATCCGGCGGTTTGAATCGCCGCCGGAATTGTGTCAGACTTTCGGAATGTAAGAACCTTTCATTATTTCTATAGCGAGTTTCGCGCCTTCCGTCATGTAAAAATCATTATTCTTTGCACAGCAACTAAAAAGCAGTTCCTCGAACTCTGAATATAAATTTTCACTTAATAACCCTTTTAGCTTCTCTGTTAAGGGTGAGAAGTATTCAACAAAGGCATTTCCGGTTTCATTGTCAAGCTGACTTGAACATACAATTTTAATAAATTCTTCCATTTTAGTAGTCTCCTTCTTCTGTTAATAAATAGTTGATATATCCTGTCGCAAGTCTGGCAAGACTTTTACTGCCATCCAACAAGTCCAATTTGTACTCTGGTCTATAGCCAAACCTCTGCACGTAGAACTTTTCTTCAAGTTCTAAGTCGTAAATGTCAGATAGCTCCACGAGAATCTTGTGATATAAAAATTTTCTCGTCCACCCAAACTGTTCCATGATAATTTTTAATTTCCAATTATTTTTTCTGAACCACGCTCCGCGTGATGCGTCCAATTGCTGTTTTGAAATGTAACAATCTGCAAATAGGTCATCATTTTTCGGCAATGCCGCCTGTGGTTTCTTTATGGCTTTCTCCATATCGTTAAAGCGTTTCACGTATCGGGCAGTAAATACGATGCCTTTTTCTCCGTTGAATTTGTTCGCAAGAAAATCACATCCTAACTTGGTTACTTTGTAGCACTTGTTTTCTTTTCCGGATTCATCTTTGTAGGTAGATGGAATGAAATAATCACTCGCACCTAAATTGTGGTGAGTCAAAATTTCAATGATTCCTTCAGTATGTTTTCCCTTTACATCCTGTCCTTCCAATTTTCTTAAAACTCTGTCGTGACGCATTTCCATCATTTCTGCAATCTCTAAAGTAGTGATGGTTTGTTCTATTTGTGCCATATTTGTGCCCCTTTCTGTAACTTATCAATTACTGTTGTAACTCTTTAATTACATTATACGGTTTATTTTGTGATTGTCAAGTATTGTTTGTAATTAAATAATTGAATAATAAATTTATTTATGATATTATTGAAACACGTCAAGAGAGAGGAGGCGGTACATTGTTTGCAAAAATCGTAAAACATACGCTTATTGAAAAGGAATTAAGAGTGACCGATCTAGCAAGACTTATTGACACCAGCTCACAAAATCTTTCGCAAAAAATGAAACGTGACAACTTTTCAGAAAAGGAAATGCGGCAGATTGCGGATGCATTGGGGCTTGATTTAGAAATTGCAATGAAAGAGAAGAAATAAGAAAACCCGCCAGTTAGGCGGGTTTTTGATGAAAGAAAATTTTTCCGCGCCCCAAAAAATATTTCGTAATTTTTTTGTACCCCCCTGGGGTAGCGTTTTTGGGGTCAAGATTCCATTTTCACGGATTCCAAAAAACGTGTAACAAACGTGCAATTATCTGCCATATTCCGCAAATAACACAAATACACTATATGTTATGCCATATATAGATAATTCATTGATGATATTTGATGGTATTGCCGATCACAGGCAAACGCCAGAAGACGCTTGCCCGACTATAGTTACAGTATAGCATAGACCGCATTTTACCACTTGTCAATATAGTTTTTCCCATCGTACCGGCTATAAGTGCGTGTTATGCGTTCCGGCTTTTGCGCGATCTGCAACCAATCGCCGCCACGTTGCGCGGTGATTTTGATTTTTGCAGACTCCACCCATTCCACGCCCTCAAATTTAGAGTAGCCGCACATTTCGCCGGATGTTACCATATAACCAAGGGCACGCACGCGGCGCATGATTTCCCTTTTCCCGATATACTCATATTTTCCCATCTTTCACACCTCCTCATGTTGTGTTTATTTGTCAATTTGCGCATGGAAACCGATTTCCATGTAGCCCGCGCTCCCGGAATCGAACCGGAACGGATGCACCAAACACGCGAAATAGGGCGGAAGAGTACCGCCTTAAATTACAACAAAATCCCCTTGGAATCCTTTTGTTATAATCATTTTTCCGTCAGATCTGCGGTACACAACGCCGCAACCGTCCGCAAAAGTTGACCATACAAGCCAGCCGGGCGGTGTGAGGTTTTCCCCTGTCTTATAATCCCGGAAAGCATAACGCGGAGTAATTCCACTTTTTTCCTGCTCCAGTGCGTTGTTAATTGTCTGTGCTTCCGTCACAAGCTGCACACCGTCGCGGGTGTGCAAAACATAATTTTTATCCATTTTTATTCCTCCAAATTCTAAATTTCCCGGAATCCGGGTAAAAGCAAACCGGGGAGTCGAACCCCGGAAGTGCCAGCCTTGCTTAATTAAATAAATTCAATGCTTGTATAGTTTTCGTCTGTTACACTGTTAATAAATCCAAGGATTCCGGCTTTTGTAAAGTCGAATTTTGAAAAATTGAATCCTTTTTCTCGTAAAAAATATGCGTAATCTCTTCCGGTGCCCTCGATATCATGGTAGCATCCATCGACATGAAGCGCATTTTTTTGAACGACCGGGCATCCTTTTTTACCTGCGTCACGTCTCTGCCATCCGCCAAAGTCGCAACATACTTCTAGTCCGTTTACGTCTGTAAAGTTTGCGCGCAATCTGCAATTTGGAAGATCCGATCCGTTTCTATATCCTGTGCCTTTACATCCCATTTCTTTTAATTGTAATTTTTTCATATGCTTTCCCTTTCTGGTCTGCCATCATCAGAGCCGGGAGACCATCCCGCGGCTGACGCTCCAGGGCGGAGCGTTTCGGCTATTGCTGACTATTTAATTCAATGCATTTCCGGTTACAATCCTCGATTGATCCGGTAAATACGATTTTGCTGTTTCCGTTGATTTTTTCGACAACACAAAATCCGAAATAGTCGTTATAAGTAATATAGTATTCTGCCATGTTCTATACCTCCTCAATATATATTCTTTCTTCTGATCCGGTTTCGTCATCTTCATAAATTCCATTGAAATCATCAAACCATCTTTCGGCTGCGTTGTGGCTGTATGTCTCGCCGCCAAGAAGAACGCGCCCTGTTTCTGTTATAAGTCTATATTTCTTTTCCATGTTGTTTTCCTCGCTTTCGTTTATTCTTTTCTCTTGTTGCCATTATAATATCACTTTACATAGTGATAGTCAATACCTTTTATCACTTTTTTTAGTAATATTTTTGTTGACTTTAAAAAGATCTTATTATATAGTAGATTTATAAGATCACATTAAGGAGGGATAACAAACAATGCTAAAATACAAGTTTAATGTAGGGGACGCGCTGGAGCGTGCCGGTTTTAATATGTATAAGGCTAAAACTACGAGATTACTTAGCCAAGAGACGTTAAAAAAAATAAAAAATGAGGATACCAATATAAGTGCAAAGTCTTTAAACAGCCTTTGCTTAATCTTGGATATGCAGCCAAAAGATATATTTATATATGTAGAGACACCGGAGGAATTGGAGCAGAAAAAGAAAATTTAAAATTTTTAAAATATCACTTGCAAAAGTGATAAACGTGTGCTATTATAATGGCAGATCAAAGAGATAGCAAAGGCGAAAGCCAAGAAAGGGGACGGCATATGAAGATCAAAGGAATCGGAATCGTAAAGAAAGAAGATGCAATGAGCATCCTAACAAGAGAGGGAAGAAAAGCCGTAAAAACCGGATTGATTACAACCGAGGAACTCGGCCAGATGTACAAGCTGGATCAGGTCGAAAAAGCATCAAAGATTGGAAAGTATGGCGAAACTTTCCGGCAGTCTTACAAATGGGTTCCGGACGATCTGAAAGAAGAACTTACACCGGAACAGCTTGGAAAGCTCGTAGATAGCTTTTATGAGTGCTACGGAGCAGGAAAGAATGCATAAGAAAGGAAAGGAAAAAGCCATGAAAAAATTTGAAATCGGGAAATATTACGCACCAGCAACATCACCAAGCATTGAACCGCTAAAGTGCATTAAGGTAACTAATTGTTACGTTTGGTTTTATGACGATGAAAAAGAGTGCGAGGTGAAAATGAAAAAAGAAGTGGGGGCTCACTTTAACGGAAAGGACATGGAAAAGTTTGAGCAGACTAAGATATACGGATATTTAACAAGAGCCATTGACAACTAAGGCGCATGGGAAAATAGGAGGTTATAAATATGGCGTTTACAAACAAACAAGGAATAAAAATCAGTTTTGAGTGCTCAGAACTGATAGGAGAATTAAAGGCAGATATTGCAGAATTTGGCGGCGATAAGATCGTAGCGGTTTGGTGCAAAGATAATTCAGGAGTTACGATTTATACAAGTTATGATTTTATTGATAAAGATCAGACAATAACAGAGAATGAACTACAGGGTGATGAATACATCCGGAAAATGACAATGAATGCATTGTTAATTCTTCTGAAAAAGCAAAATGAAATATTATAGAAGCAGGGAAGGACGCATAGAAAGAGAGGAAAACATAATGAAGAACTACAAAGAGTACGAGAAAAGGTTTATAGGGTCAAGCGATATTGCGGCATTAATACTTGTTGGATGTGACGAAAACGGATTGAAAACAAGCACTCTTGATTTTTGCGAAGACGGAAGCTATATGGCATACGTCGTTGACGAGGACGCGGAGATAGGCGCGCATTATAAAAAAGTCGCTAATTTTAAGCACTGGCTCAAGATTTATGATGACGATGAATTAACATACCGGATTAATGCACAGGAGATAAATATATATCGCGCCGGAGATTTTGGCTGTATCATACAGACGATAGGCAAACATTAAAAGAAATCGAGCGGGAAAGATTAAACATCTAACCCGCTCTTTTTCTGTCACTCGAAATGCTATTATTTCAATCCGCGATCCGGGGAATTGCTCCGGATACCACGCGCAGAGCATCCACAACGCGCGACACAAAACATAAATTAAATGTTTTGATTTTACTAAAAAGACTATTGTTTCAATCCGTGGTCGCCGGGATCGCTGGCGGCACCACATCGGCAAGCATCCATGCCGTGCGACATATCTATAGTCTATCATCAGATCGGACAAAATGCAAGTAAATATTTTTAAACAAAGGGCAGCTTTTCCGGCTGTCTTTTCTTTTTGTCATATCCAAAAATCAACAACACATCCGGGCATATCTTACAAAATCTCCGAAAAACTGTAAACAAGCTATAAAACTTTTCTTAAATTTTTATAAACAAGGATAGGTTCGTCAAGTCTTTGATAAGCCACAAAATGATAGAATAGTATCAGTTTTACAAAAAATCGTCTGACAATCGTATGACATAAGGCGACACAATCGTCTGACGTCGCTTTTTCAGAACTATGTTTCTCTTTCTCTCTCTTTTTCTTAATCTTTTAGATTAATAATACACTGTATCTAAAGCCTATAGGTTTATATTTAAGTTATATCCGCATACGCGCGCGGCGTAAGTATATAATATCACCGTAAAAAATAAGGCTTGACTTTAAACCCGGAAATAGTGTATACCAAAAGCAGAGAGAAATAAAACGGATTGGAGGTGTGAATATATGCAGGATGTAGAGAACGTAGATATTACAACCCTTATAGTGGATCTAGGTACAGTACAAATATACACATCAACTGTACAGGATTTAATAGACAACGCTTGTATAGAATTTCACATCGAAGATTTGTTAAAAGCTGGACAGAGACAATGGAAAGCTGTTATGCAGTATGTTGGTATGCATCTATTCCCTGATACATCGGTATTAAAAGACAAGACTTTGAAACCTCTTGGTAATGCAACTATACCGACTAACTGTAACAGGTATGACAGAGAGGTATTATATAAGCTTTGTGATTATTATATATATATATCCAATGTATACAGCAAGTTGGTAAGTACAGTGGCATTTAGTTATTTTTGTAATATACCTACTACAACGTTTGACCTGTGGAAAGATGAGGAATCAAGTTCGTTGGCTTTTAAGATTTGGCAAAAATTGCAGCGATCACGCAAGGATTGCATCCTTGATCGTGCGTACGACTCCAACAGCCCAGTGGGTACTATGTTCGTGGGAAATAACGAGTTTGGCATGAATCAGCCAGGAATTGGAGATAATGCCACCCAGCGCAAGGCAATTACAGCGCAGGAGTTGCCAAGATTGGACGAGAAAAAGAGCCAAGAATTGCACGCAATTGATACACAATTCACAGATGCAGCGGTAAATAATACGGTTTAAATTGTTTGTGATTATTCTACAATTCACAAATGCAGTAATATCAAGGGTTGTAGCGTTTTAACTATTCGTGAACTATTCGGAAAAGTTAGGTTTTGCGAATAGTTACAAGGGTATGATAGAAATTGTATTAAAACAATTTGATTTTCACACAATGACAACAAAACGAAACGGAAAATATTTTATATTTCCATGTTTGCAAGAAAAGGATGGGGAGGGGGTCTGACAGAAAGACCACAGGGCGGCTACTAAGTCCCTTAAATACCTCAAAAAATAAAAAGCCACTTACAACACCCATTGACTTTCATCGTAAATAGGCTATAATAAATTTATAACAATTCACTTTCACGTTGCGATTCGCAACTACGTTTCCAAAAAAATTTTTAAAAACAAAAAGAGTGTTTCGGACAGGAGAATGATATATGACCGGAAATGAGTATCAGAAATTAGCCATGCGGACGAAAAACCGCAAGGCGACAGAAAGAATTTCGGATAAATTCGATTTGCTTAAATTTTGCAAAAAGAACAATATCGCATCTGCGTTGCAAGATTATGACCTTGGCGGCATCTTCAATTCTTGTTTGGGGTTATCTGGCGAGGTTGGAGAATTTAACGACATAATCAAAAAATGGATTTTCCACGAGAAACAGCTTGATATTGACCATGCTAAGAAAGAAGCTGGCGATATTTGTTGGTATCTTGCAATGCTTTGCGAATCCTTCGGCTGGAGCCTTGATGAAATCATGCAAATGAACGTAGACAAACTTAAGGCACGTTATCCGGAAGGGTTTGACATTGAAAGAGCAAACCACAGGGCGGAGGGCGATGTGTAATGGCAAGCTGCAGCAATGAGTTGATGAAAACCGAGTATTCCGAAACCTTTGATGAAAAACGCAAAGGATTGATTGAACAGTCGTATTACAAATACGGACCGGCAAGAATGAACTTTTCTACCGGAAATGTGGATGCAATCGAAAGTTTGAAAATGAATCTTTCCAAGTTTGAAGAGACCGGGAATCTTGAATATCTGTGCGACGTTGCGAATTATGCTATGTTCCGGTTCATGTTTCCACAACAGGGCGAATATTTCAAACATACGAATTCTGATGAATCTGCCGGACTTTTCGGCATGAGCGTGAATGAAATGGAACGGTTCAAACAGGAACACAGCTTCGAGGATGGGGGATATTGATATGATTTTAAATATAATCGCTACGGCGATAGATGCCCTTGTAATACTTGGACTTATGGGAGGACAGGTAAAACAAAAAGACAATTCAAACGCAATGGGGTATTTGCTTTCATACGCGATTTTTGCAATGAATATTATGGTCATTTGGAAATGATGGGCTATCGCCAAGCGGTAAGGCACAGGATTTTGATTCCTGCATTCCGGGTTCGAATCCCGGTAGCCTAATTGGTTACATGTTGACGTTCCATGTAGCCACGTATGTTTTTCATATGTACTTGAACCCTTGGTTGAGTGATTCAAGCATTTGGGTTCCTCCTTTCGCCACTAGGACGATTCTGTTAAGGACGGTGCGAGACCGTCCGGTGGTATTCTATCATGCATCTATCCCACGGTGCATGAGCCATGAAATTAGGTGGTGGCGGAATAGGTAGACGCGCAGATGGAAGAGACAGGACAAAGATTAAAAACTCATGGTTGAAGTCCTATGGGTTCGATTCCCTCCAATGTGAACAGTGCACGGTTTATGTGAGGTGCAAATCCTCACCCACCTATTCGGTCAAATTATGCTGTTTGCTTGCAGATGGTCTATGTTTTGGCTGTATGATACCACGGGCAATTATAATGTGGCGCAGAGGCATCAAGACCTCGAAATGGAAGCATTAAGACTTCGTTAAGTAGTAACAACGATGGGTATTCCTGCTGAATCATCGTTAAAACAAAACAGGATAGTGCCATGCATAGCACGTAAAACATATTGCTAACCGTCTTGTGGCGGTTATGATCGGTTAGTCGAGCGGTAAGACACCACACTTTCACGGTGGTAACACGAGTTCAAATCTCGTACCGATCACTGTATTGGGATTTAATTCAGTGGTAGAAGACACGGCTTATATCCGGGTTGTCGCGGGTTCGATTCCTGCAATCCCAACGCGTTGTAAAATATTGTTTATGTGACAAGGCTGACGAGTTTTGGTGTAATGAATGATGTTTTTCTTGTGATGGAAGCGTTGTCGACTTAAAAAGCGTGGAAATAGGACGATGAAAGTTCGTTGAAGATATGTAGAAAATTTTGCAGTGTTCCCATAATGGAATTGGAGCCGGTTGCTATCCGGTCGGGCGTTTATTCGCCTTGTAGGTTCGAGTCCTACACACTGCGCTTGCCCGAAATAGGGCGTTGATGTGTGGCGGAATGGGTAAACGCTATGAAATGTCTATTGCAAAATGCAATACAGAGAAAGTATTTCTCAGGGACATTATGAGAGAAAGTAAATCTTTTCTGCGAGGTTCAAATCCTCGCCACATCAATTCCTTATCTCCACTTAGTCGGGTGCTACTGCAATAGTTCCGGTCAATGGGGACTTATGGATGGTAGCGGTATCATTGGAAACAGAAACCCCTTCCGTGATTAGAAATTGCAGATTTGAAAGCGGTTGGCATGGTTTGGTCTGACAGGGTTCGATTCCCTGTGCCGCTATTTGATGATAAAAAACATTGTGGAATATTTATATCATCAAAAGACACGGAATCTCACGAGGATTCCGATTTTTGCTATGATTGAGGTATAATATGACAAACTGCGTGAATTGTGGCGCACCGATCGAAACCGACAAAAAGGTGTGTCCTTATTGCAAAACTCCATATGATGTAAGTGGATTCAAGGGTGAAATAGGGGAAATGTTCGGAGAAATTACGATTGGTGGAAAAACAAGTAGAGTATATCTAGGAAATGTAGAACGCAATCAGCTATTAACCGAGCCATATTATGATGCAAATGGTATTTTGCATCGTGAGATTCCAAAAACAATACGCAAATTTACTTTGATTGAGGTGTGAATTATGACAAGTTGCTTGTGCTGTGGAATGCTAATACTTGACTCCGAAGTTGATAGGTGCCCTTATTGCAAATACCTATTTACACAGATTCCGGCAAGGAACGTTCCAGAAAGTCAGCCGGAGAAGGTGGAAACGGCAATATTTGAAAACGTGGTATTTAATAAAGGGGAGGGGCGGAAGAATGTGTGATTTTTGTCGGAATAAAAAGAAAATCATTGATGGTAAAGGAAATTTAGTTCTTTTTGGAGCTGAAAATAACATGATTTTCGACAATAGCGATGGAAAAGAGGTTGCAGGAGCCGTAAAAATTAATTTTTGCCCTATCTGTGGTAGAAAGCTGGTGGAATAGTGACTAAACCGATATACACATATACTTCGATTCACATAAAAGAGGCGTTTCAATTTGAGCAGTTACTTGAAAATATTTTTAAGGGAATGAACGTTTCATATAAGAGAAAAAGTGAGTATATGGAATTTGAAACCGATAAATTCACTTTGATATGCGCGCCTTTGTTTTCAAGCAATTGCTTGCCATACAAGTGGTGCTCATGCCTTATCATTGACCTTGACTATTCAAAACTTCCGTTTGCAGCATATGACAAGGTAGATTATGCGACAGAGAACATTTTGCATGAAATACATCCAGACACAGAAGTTATTGACAAAAACGATTTTATGAAAATTATCAAGAAAATGTACGAGGCATAAAAGTGAAACCATTAGAAGAAATATTTTTTAGAGCTTGCGTGAATGAACAGAAAAGAAAATTGCATTCAAGCAATCGAGAATTGAGCATAAGAACTATTGGAAATATTTTTGAAAGGCTTGGATTTTCGTACAAGCAGTTAATGTATTATGTAAGAAAGTGGTGTGACAAGGGATTTTATGATTACGGAGTAACACTTGACTTGGGATGGTTTGAATTTGACAAACTGACCGGAGAATATAAACAGATTTATGATTCTATGACAAGTACAGACGGATGGAAAGATGGAGAGTTGGAAAATTATATTTCAAGAAATTCTTTTAAACGAGATAGAATAACACCACTTGATATTCTGTATATGTACGGATTGGTTTGAAAGGCGGCAGAATGATGGTTACACAGAAAGATGTCCACAATAGTATAGTTGTAAATGCAAACGTTTGGCAGAAAAGATATTTATCATTACAATGCGGTGGAAGCGTTGAAAAGATAAAGGAAGCCGAACAGGCAATGGCTAATATGATTAACGGCATTAGCAAGGCACTTAAAAATAGTGGAACAGATTATTTGAATAAACTTGATTTGTAAGAGAGGGATTTTATGAAACATCAAAAAGAATGGTATACTTGCGATCGTTGTGGTGCGGAAATTAAAAAAGGAATACTGTGCGGAAATTCGGTTACAAGAAACGGCGTTTTTAATACCACATACGACTTGTGCTATAAATGTATGGAAGATTTTGAGGAGTTTATGAGAAATGACAGTTAATATGGGAACCAAAACCTATGAAATGAGCCGTAAGCAGGCAAAAGCCATCCTTGGAACGGCTAAGAAACTTGCAAATTGCAACATATACGGCATTGAAAAAGGTAATGTGGTGATTATGCTGAATGAAAAGTATGAGGACGATATGAGCCTTAGAAAAACCGTAGAGGAGTATAAAAAGAAAGGGTTCAAGGCGCATTGGAAATGAAAATAATCAAAGAAGGCAGCCTTAGGTACGAAAGAAAACCTTTAAAGTTTGAGTGTAAGAATTGCAAAACCGTTTTTGAAGCGGAAAAGACTGAATATGAATATTGTGGAGATCAAAGGGAAGGCGATAACTACAAGTGTGAATGCCCATTGTGCCACAAAATGGTATATTACAATTAAAAGACAACCGGCTAACAAATGGAGTTAGTCGCTACCCTAAAACAGTTATAGGCAGAGGTCAAGGCACTTCTGCTTTTGCGGAGGTGCTTTTTATTTGGCTTCAAGGCAGTTAATCAATGCAGTAAATGGATATGAAAACTACATACAGAGAAAAGGCGTTGATGAACAGGTAATAGATGCCCTTTTAAAAGCGTGCAATGTGGCGATTCGGACGGAAAAAGACGTTGACTACGGATTGACTATAACCGAAAGAACAAAGGCTTTAATCAACGAATATACGCAGAAAAATGCGGGCGGTAGCATATGGGAACTTGAACGATATGCGCAGAATCACGACATTAAAGGCGGATACAAACTTGTGGATCAGTTCTATGAAGTCTTGCGGTTAGAAAGCTTTTATCGTTTCGAAAGCTTCATCTACTTTATGGAGCGCAAAAGAAATTGGAGTAAACGGTTTTATTATCCACGCCGCAAGACGCTGAATATAGTTGCCCAAGATCTTGAAGATTTGGAAAACCGGAAGATTAAATTTTACGGATTGTCAATGCCATCGCGTGTCGGCAAATCGACTATCTGTATTTTCTTCCTTGCGTGGGTGGCTTTGCGCAGACCGAACAGCCATAGTGCAATGGGTGGTCACTCTGGTATTTTGGCAAAAGGATTTTACAAAGAACTGATGAATCTTTTTACCACGGAAGAATATACGTTTGCTGAACTTTTTGCTTATTGGCATCCGGAATACGCAAACACAACGCTTCCGACAGACAAAAGCGCGGACGAATTTACGATTACGCTTGGAGATCCGGACAGATTCGCAACCGTAACGTGCCGTGGTATTGACGGAACATGGACAGGAGCGGTCGATGTTTCAAAAGATGGATATTTATATGTCGATGACTTGGTTCGTGATCGAGAGCATTCATTAAGTCCTACTCGAATGGAAAACACATACCAAGAGTACCTAAACAAGATGGTTGACCGTAAAAATGACGGTGCAAGGGAATTGATGGTTGGTACCCTTTGGAATGTTTTAGATCCATTGGAGCGCATGAGAAAGCAATATGAGCACGATCCACAATACCGATTCCGTAAGATTCCGGCACTTAATGAAAATGACGAAAGCAATTTTGCGTATGAAATCAACGGATTTTCCACGGAATACTACAGAGATATGAGAGATAAGCTTGACAATGCCGAATGGATGGCTAAGTTTATGCAGCAACCATATGTCCGCGAAGGATTGCTTTATACAGATTTAAGATTATTTAATGGAATCCTACCGGATGGAGATTTCCGGCGCATCGGAGTTGTGGATGTCGCCTGGGGCGGCGGCGATAGCTTGTCAATGCCGATAGGGGCAGAATATGAAAACGGAGATGTTTATATTTACGATTGGGTATTCAACAAAGGCACGAAAGAGGTAACAATCCCTCTTGTTGTTGGACGAATTATCGGGAATGAGATTCGGCAGACAAGATTTGAGGGAAATACCGGAGGAGATCTGTATTGCCAATATGTAGATGAAAAGTTGCAGGAACAGGACTATAAATGCTCATGCACAAGTAGAAAAGCACCAAATAAGGTTGAAAAGTTATCGAAGATCATAGCATATTCCGGGGATGTTAAGAGAAAATTCATATTTCTTGATACGCACCGACCGACGCAGGAACAAATGAAGAAAGATTCAGATCTTGGAGTAACAAGATATTACAGAAATGACGAATATCAAGCGGCGATGGATGAACTTTCTATGTTTGTAAGTATTGGCGGTAATGAACACGACGATGCCGCAGACGGTTTAACCCAGCTTGAAATGTTTATAGAGAACCCAAACAATACCGCAAAGGTAGAAGCGGCAGTAAACCCATTTAGGAGGTATTAGGATATGACAACAGACAAATATCTTTCACAGATAAGCAGAATCGACCATGCGATTGCAAATAAGCTGGAAGAAATCAAAAGGCTATCCGATATGGCAACATCTATATCCATATCTCCAAAAGAGGTAGACGTGCAATCATCCGGCAATCCCGATAAAATGGGAAGTGCGGTATCAAAAATTGTTGATCTGCAGAACGAAATTCAAACGCTTGTTGATGAATTGGTTGATAAAAGGCGAATTATCATATCGCAAATTGACAGTATGGATAATACAGATGTGTACATCGTGCTTTCATCACATTATGTCAATGGAAAAGATTGGAACTTGATTTCCGTTGAAATGAAATATTCCTACAGAAACATTATGAAACTTAGGAAAAGAGCACTGCAGGAGTTTGAAAGACGTTATGGACAGCTTTACTCTGAAAAGAGTGCATAAAAGTACACAATAGTTCACACTCTTTCACAACATTTCCTAAAACTTGCATGGTATACTAAAAGAGTAGAAAAACAAAATCCTACAACCCCAAAAGCATATAACCCGTAAAAGGCACTGCCAGAAATGGCAGTGTTTTTTATTTACAAGAAAGAGACTTCTATGAAAAAAGTAACTATATATTGCCCGGATTGCGGAAGAATTGCCGGACATTACGATGGGAGATCTACGATAGATCATCCGTGTAAATGTAAAAAATGCAATCATATTGTGATTTATCGCGTGGCAACAGGCAAAATTGAAACAAAGCCAATACCGAAACGCGCTTGCAGTAGTGGAGTTTTATTTATATGAACAAGCAGTATTTTCATGACCTTGTAAAAGGCAGATATGGAAGAAAAATTGCATATGCTAACGTAGAACAGATTACGGCAGACAATATCGTAAATGTTGTCGGAAACTGCATTGGTGCATTTTATTTCAACAAGACGATCATTCGGTATCTGTGGAACTACTACAAGGGCGATCAGCCTGTATTGTACCGAACAAAGGTGCAAAATGCGGATATAACCAATAAGGTGCCTGAAAACCATGCCTATGAGATTGTTCAATTCAAGGTTGGTCAGACTTACGGTGAGCCAATTCAGCTTATCAGTAGGAAAGACGATGATCGGATAAACAATGCAGTTGATGAATTTAACGATTATCTAACCGATGCTAATAAGCAGGAAAAGGACATTAAGGCAGGAGAGTGGCAATCAGCAACCGGAACGTCATTTAAGGCGGTGCGGATTACAAAAAATGGAGATATACCATTTAGAATTGTTGCACCGACACCAATGAATACGTTTGTTATCTACAGCCGTTCCACAGAAGAACCACTTTTAGCAATCCAAGAACTTAAGGATGCTGATGGACAGATGTATAAACTCTGCTATACGGACTCTTACGAATGCAAGATTGTGAACGGAGAGGTTCGAGATTGGAAACTGCATGGCTTTGGTGGAATCCCGATTGTTGAGTTTCCGAACAACCATGAGCGCATTTCTGATATTGAGCTTGTGATCGGACTATTGGATGCAATCAATACAATGCAGTCAAACCGAATGGATGGCGTTGAGCAGTTTGTTCAGTTTTGGATAAAGTTTGTAAATTGCGACATTGACCCGGAAACCTTTGAAAAAATGAAGATTTCCCATGCGCTGACGGTAAAATCCAATAATGAGCAGAATAAATCAGATGTTGACATTATGACACAGGAGCTGAATCAGACAGAGTGCCAAGTCGCAAAGGATGATTTATGGGATAATGCGCAGTCCATTCTTGCCATACCGAATAAGAACAACAATAATTCCGGTGGAGATACACAGGGAGCGGTTGAACTTAGAAACGGATGGGATTTCTCAAAGTCGAGAGCCAAACTGAAAGACCCAATTGTAAAGTCGGCTGAAAAAAGACTTGCGAAAGTTGTTTTGAATGTGATTCGTATACAGGATCACGATTTGGGATTGAGTTTGCGTGACTTCGATGTTCAGATTAACCATAGTCCACAAGACAATATGTATACCAAGTCACAGACATTATATCAGCTTTTACAAGCCGGTATTCATCCACTCGTTGCAATTAAATCTGTCGGACTTTGGGGAGATGCGGAAAAGACATTCCTGTTGTCAAAACCATACTTGGATAATCTGTGGAAAACCATTGATGATGTAGAAGCACAGGAACAGAAAGCACAAGAATTGATAAATAAAATGAATACAGATGGCACACAGAGCCAGACAAACAAGGATAAGACAGTCACCGAGTAATCGGTGGCTGTTTTTATTTTATAAAAATTCGCAAAGTTGTGAGCGTAAAAATCAGCAATGTCGTTCGGTGTCGTTGCACCGTATAAAAATTCGTATGACATATCGGAGGTAATGAATGAAGAGAGAAGATCTGATTGCTATGGGATTAAGCGAGGAAAACGCGGACAAGATCATGGCAGATTACGGAAGTTCCGTACAGAAAGCCAAAGCAAAGGCTGACGAGTACAAGACAAAGGCTGACAAAGCAGAAGAGTTGCAGAAGCAGCTCGATGATATCGAACAGGGAAAGCTCACGGAAGTCGAGCAGGCAAATAAGAACCTCGAAAAAGCCAATGCGAGAATCGCGGAACTTGAAAAAGCGCAGGCAATAGCCACGCAGAGAGCCAATGCCGCATCTAAATTTAATGTTACCGCAGAGCAGGCAGCGCAAATTGTAAAAGACGATGGCAGCTTTGATTATGACGTTCTTGGAAAGATTATCTCTGAAAAAGAGACCGCCGCAGCACAAGCCAAGGAGCAGGAGATTGCAAAAGGCAGTACGAATCCGGGAGGTGGCACGGCTGGCGGCGATAAAGCCGGTACAGATAATAAGACAAATGCTGAAAAGATAGCAGAAAGCCTTATATCTAACGCACCTAAGAACAATGACGTTTTATCACATTACATTCAGCAATAACAGGAGGTAAGAAATGGCAAAGGAAATGAATATGCAGTATGAAAAGACTTTATACGCAGGAGATGTTCAGATTTTAAAGAGAGAGCCTAATGAAGCAATCCCATTAACACTTGATTTTGATGGCGTGACAACTAAAAACGCACAGGGCAAGAAGATTGTCAAAGCAGGTACTCCAATCGGAGCAAATGGCAAGGCTGACAATACGGCTACGGTAGTGGGTATTTTGAGATTTGATGTAACAGAGGACAGGCCACAAGGAGTGCTGCTTAAGAAAGCATATCTTAACACGAAAGTAGCAGAAGCGCATTCCGGCGTTACATATGACGCAGAAGTTAAGACAGCTCTTCCAATGATTGTATTTGAATAATAACAGGAGGTAAATAGATGTTAATTAATGAAGTATTAGACAGTAAGTCTATCGCATTATCGGCAACAGAAAACGCTAGTAATCAGATACCTTATCTTGGTTTACAGTGGTTTCCAGAAAGAAAGAAGCAGGGACTTGATTTAAGTTGGATTAAGACACACAAGGGTTTGCCGGTTTCACTTGCGCCATCTAATTTTGACACAATCCCAACTCTTAGAGCTAGAGGCGGATTAAGTAAGGAAAAAACACAGATGGCATTTTTCCGCGAGGGAATGACAGTTGGTGAAGAGGAAATGCTTGAAATCGAGCGTATTCAATCAGAAGACGACCCTTACCTTGCAAGTGCTTTATCAAGTGCATATGACGACACTAACAACCTCGTAAGCGGCGCAGAAGTTGTACCGGAGCGCATGAGAATGTCACTTCTTTCTACAAATGCAGGTCATCCGGTAATTGCTATTGTAAGTGATGGCGTTCAGTACGCTTATGATTACGATAAGGATGGCTCATACGCAAAAGACCATTACGCAAAGTTATCCGGCACAAGCATGTGGAGCGATACAGCTAATTCAAAGCCACTTACAGACCTTAACAATGCAAGAAAGAAGTTACAGAAGCAGGGTAAGATTGCTAGATACGCACTTATGAACAGCAATACATTCCAATATCTGCTTGACAATGCACAAATAAGAAACTCAATTCTTGCACAGAACCTTACAGCAACTATTGAGGTTGACGATGATACTGTTATTTCGGTGGTACGGAAGAGGGCGAAGCTCACTATCGTACTTTACGATAAGATGTACATTGATGATGATGGCAAAGAGCAGTACTTCTACCCGGATAACAAGGTTACACTTCTTCCAGAAGGCAGCCTTGGAAGCACTTGGTTTGGCACTACACCGGAAGAAAGAACTGCAAGACAGGTAGCTGATGTTGATGTAACAACATATGGTGTAGGTATTACAGTCGCTACAAAGACAGAGTATGGACCACCTATGAAGATGTCAACATTTGCATCTGAGGTTGTACTTCCATCATACGAGAATATGGATAGCACATTTGTATATGAGGTTCATAGCGAAGAGTAGGGGGTGCAACTATGAAATATCCATATATAGTGATTCATAATGGTAAATGGTACAACGCAGGAGAAGAGGTGCCGGAGAGTAATTCTCCGGTATCTTCCGTTGGATATACAAAGACCGAAATCAACAGAATGAGTACCGCAGACTTGCAGAAACTTGCCGCAGAGCAGGGAATTGAAAACGCACAAGCAACAAGCGGTGCGGAACTGAAAGAAATTCTGATTGCAAAATTTAATCTGTAGGAGATCGCTTATGTCATACACGCTTGTCGAACAAGTAAAAATTCGTTTAAAACAATTTCATATAGAAGAGGTAGAGGACGAAACGACCGGAGAAAAGTCCGATAAAGTTGTGTTTGATGAAAAAGAATGTAACCCTTTGATTGAACAGCTTTTAGAGCAGGCAAGAAAAGAGATTATCAGCAGACGGAACTATCCGGACACATACACGCAAGACCAGATTGACAGTGATGTTAAGAACTATGAAAACATTATGGTCAATTTGGCAGTGTACGACCGGTCACAGGCAGGAGAAGCATACATGGCAAGTTTCTCCGAAAACGGCGTGAGCAGGACATGGAAAGACCGTGAAAGCCTTTTTGCTGGTGTATTTCCGTTTGTTAAAGCTATGTAAATATCGCCTATAGGGCATTAAAGAAGATTGAGCGTGACCATTATGGTTGCAGGCGGCGCACATTAAGCGGTGGTGGGCAGTGCGTCAAAAGGAGATTCAAATGAAAAGTATTTTGATTCAAACTTATCTTGTGGCACTTCCGATAGTGCTTGGATATATAGTTTGGCTTCTTAAACAGCAAAAGAAAAGCAGGGACGCGAACAGTAAAGGAACAATGCTCCTTTTGCGCGTCCAACTTATTGAATACCATGCAAAGTACACCAGAATCGGAGAAATACCGTCATATGCCTATCAGAACTTTTGTGAGATGTATGATGCGTACCATGCGTTAGGTGGAAACGGAATGGTTACGAAAATGAAGCATGAGATTGAAGAGATTCATATAGGGAAAGGAGATAAAAGCCATGAGGAATTGGAAGGATTGGACTAAGAAAGCCGGCATCCGAGCAATCAAGACTGTTGCGCAGGCGGCGGTTGCCGGAATTGGAACGGCGGCATTTATGGGCGCTGTGGATTGGAAATATGTTCTTTCTGCATCAGTTCTTGCCGGAGTGTTATCGCTTCTGACAAGTGTTGCAGGAATCCCGGAGGAAAACACCAATGCTTGACATTAACAAGCAGGAAATGAAATATTCGCAATCCGGTCAGAGGGTATTCATTCCACAAACTGACGAAAATGGAGATATTGTCTATGAAGGGTACAAGGATTCCGATGGAAACTTTGTACCTTATTTAGATTCCGAAGGCAACAAGATTCCAAAAGGCGAGGAAGTTGAAGGGTTTTCAGAACCTACGACATTCCAAGCCAATATCAGCAATAAGCTGTCAGAAGCCCTTGTGAAAGAATTTGGAATTGATGATAGTACATCATACTGTCAGCTTGTCACGGATAAAGGATATTTGCCACTGAAAGCCGGTGATGTGGTGTGGAAACGTTCGGAAGTAAAACGCACTGATGATGGACTTGTGGATTCAGAAACCGCAGATTACATCGTAAAAGGCGTTGCTGATGAAGGACTGACCACGGATTTGTTTCTTCTTCGGAAGAATATTAAGTAGGTGATTGTATGAAAAAGAAACCTATTTCAATGACACTATCCACTAAGTCCATACAAGACGCTATAAAGAAATTAGAACAGTACCGCGATAGTTTACAGGCTAAATGCGATTTACTTGTTTCTAGGCTTGCACAGGAAGGTCAGACGGTGGCAATAAAACAAATATCGAAATCTCCAATAGGGAACACGATAACGGTAAGGGTAGATAAAGCACCGCAGTTAATGACCTCGAACGCGATTCTGATTGCAACCGGAAAAACGGTAACGTCAGAAGATAGAGAACCGTTCTATACTTTATTGGCGGTAGAGTTTGGAGCCGGTATTTTTTATAACTCCAAAGAGAATCCGAAAGCACCGGAACTTGGATTCGGTGTCGGAACGTATCCTGGGCAAATACACGCTTTTGAAGATGGTTGGTACTATTGGGATGATAAGACCGAAACATGGCGTTATACCCACGGTATCAAAGCCACAATGCCTATGTATAATGCGGAACAACAGATTATTCAACAGTATGTAAAGATTGCAAGGGAGGTATTCGGTGGAAAATGAGTTAAATAGTTGGGCACTTGATTTTGAAGATACCTTATGTTCCCTTTTGAAATCATACATGGAAAGCAAGGTAAGAGGAATTAAAGTGACGCAAGATGAAGAATCTGGCGGAACCGCAACATTCCCGACACTTTTAGTCAGACAAATCGGTGGTACAGAAGCCGGACGAACTAACGAAGCAAAGACAATCAATGCAATTCGCCCAACATTTCAGATCACAATTACAAACAAAGGTTCAAGAAAAGCAACTAAGGACATCGCAGCATATGCGGTGTCTTTTTTTAAACAACAAATGTTTGAGGTATCAAATGTAATCCAAACAATTTCCAAGCAAGTGCGAACGGTTACATTCCGCGCAACTCGCGTAATTGGAAACGTTGAGCATTTAGATCAGCTATAAGCAGAAAGGAAGTAGAAAATATGGCATCAACAAGTTATAGAACTCGTGTCATTGTAAAAGAGCACACGGAAAAGCAGGCTGACTTTGCAGGAACATACAATCTTTTGGTTGCGGCTAAGTCAGTTCCAAGCCCTGCATCACCACCAAACACGGTTGAGTCAACCACAATGGAAGATGACCAGCAGACCTTTGAAAAAGGAATTAAGACTTCTGATTCAAGAGAAATCACAGGAAACCTTGAAAAAGAATATCTTTCAAAGGTGGATGGATATGGAGATAAAAAACTTGATATTATCCATCTGTACGGAACTGACGGTATTGGTGGCGTAGCGAAGTACGCATATGTAGGAACTGCAACAGCCACACCTAACGATGTAGGTGGAAACGATGAAATCCTTGAAATGACGGTAACAGTTATTCCAAGTACAGCATCAGAGCTTGTTACAGATAAGCTGACTGTCGTTGATAACAACGATGGTACATTTACCGTAACAGTGGTGGGGTAAAAAGCCTATCGGACGAGCAATCGACCGCACCGGTAGGCGAGGATGAACGGTCGATAGCAGAACTTGAAGCAATAAGATAAGCAACAATGGGGCGGTGGCAACACTGCCCCTTGCCAATATAGGGCAGAAAGGCAAGGTAAAACATGAAAGTTAAATTAGGTGGAAAAGAATATACAATTCAGTTTGCAACAAGACCATCATTAAAATCACATATCTTACAGGATATTATGAAGACACAGGACATGGAAGATATTTCTTCTATGGAAGATATTCTTCTTGAAACACTTCCTAAGACGCTTCTTGTAGGATTGCAGATGCATCACAATGAAGAATTTGGATATGATTACAAAACAAACGAAGGCTACGATGAGCAGCTTGAGAAGGTGTCCGACATTCTCTATGATGCGATTGACACAAACGAGATTAACTGCATGGATTTATTCGCTGATATGCAGGAGGAAATGATGACAAACGGTTTTTTAGCGCAGATGATGGAGTCGTTGGAGAGAGCGCAGGAGCAGGAGAAAGAGAAGGAAAAGACCCCATCCAAAGCGAAAACCAAGAATTAACATGGGAATATTACGTTGCGGAAATCCGTCCGTTTTACCTTGTGGTAACGAAAGGCTACGGATTTTCCGTTGATGATATAGATATGATGAATCCAGAGTTGCTTAAGCCTTATGTAGATGCATATAAGACAGAATGGAAGCAACGCGACATGGAAATGTATATGTGGTTCGGCAGATATGCAACGTCAGCACTTGTGACCGCAATAGACGCGACATTCGGTAAGGGCAATAGTAAGTACGTGAAAGAAACTTGCTATGATTCCATTGAAAAGCATAATACGGATGATCCCGATGCAGAGATACGAGAAATGCTTAAAGTGGAAGAAGCATGGGCGGCTAAATCAAGGGAATCACATTTACCAAAGCCAAAGATAGTTTAAGAAAAGAGGTATTGCTATGGCAGTAATTATCGGAAGTGCGCGGCACGATGAACACGGAAATTGCTATTCCGGTGGAAAAGCCGGAGACCAGACCGGACAGGAAGTGTCTACGCAGAAGTTTTACAACCATTCTAAGGGATGGTACGTGCTAAGGGCGAAGGACGATAGGGTTGCGGAGAAGTTAGCCGAAGCTATGCAGATTGCATCTGACAATAAAAATATCGGCTATGACCAATCGGAACGCTACGGAGTCATTAAGCATGGAATCAACACAAAGGTTAAGACGGAATGCGATTGTTCTTCCCTTGTACGTGCTTGTATTATCTATGCATCCGGCAAGGATGTGGGAGATTTCAATACATCTAATGAACGACCGGTAATTTTGAAATCCGGTTTGTTTGATGATATGGGTTCTTATCATGCCGGTTTTATTCTTCGCAACGGAGATATTCTTGTGACACGCATAAAAGGACACACAGTTATTGTTGTAAAAGGCGCAAGAAAATGCAAAAACAAGTATTATCCGAAGTATAAGGGAAACTCAAACTCAATCGTTGAAGCATTAAAAGCGGTTGGGGAAGATGATGTGTCGAAAGAACATCGCGCGGAAATCGCAAAAAAGAACGGATTTTCCAATTTTAAGTTTACATCGGAGGAAAATTCAAAGATGCTTTCTCTTCTGAAAAAGGGAAAACTGAAAAAGTAATTCAAGGGCGGTAAGGGGTCAAATCCTACCGTCTTTTTCTAAAACTACATAAAGGAGGTGGAACTGTTGGAATTAGAAACCTTAGAGGTCAAGATTCAAGCACAGGCAAGACAGGCTAATGGTCAGATTGATGCGCTGATAACAAGGTTGGGAAAGCTATCTTCATCTTTGCAAGGCATAGATTCTAGTGGAATTAACCGGTTATCAACCGGAGTAAACCGATTGTCAAACTCAATGAGTGCCATGCGCAGTGTTGATTCAAGGTCGTTCTCGACTCTTGCAAGAAACATCAAAACACTTAGCAATATTGACACAGGAAAGATCAATGCAGCAGCCGGAGCGATGCGACAGATTTCAAAGTCGGTAAGCTCATTTTCCGGTATGTCAAAATCGGTGCAAGGGTTATCGGAATTAGCCGTAGGAATCAAACAGCTTGGCTATACAAGCTCAACAAAGGCTATCGAGAATATCCCGAAACTTGCCACGGCAATGCGACAGCTTATGTCCGAACTGTCGAAAGCCCCTAGCGTAAGCCGGAATATTATTGACATGACAAACGCATTGGCAAAATTATCACGTACCGGTGGAGCGGCAGGAACAGCGGCAAAAAGCATCACAAGCTCATTTAGCGGATTTAGTTCAAGTGCATCCATGGTAACAAAGAAGTCGTTCTCCCTTGCATCAGCAATCGGAAAAGTGTATGCAACGTACTGGGCTTTATTCCGTGGATTTAGGCTACTTGGAGATGCTATTGACATATCATCCTCACTGACAGAGGTTGAGAACGTTGTAAGGCAGACATTCGGGCAGTATGAAAGCCTAATTAACAATTTCGCAAAAACATCCATTGAAAAATTTGGTATGTCTGAATTGTCTGCGAAACAGTTTGCAAGCCGTTTCCAAGCAATGGGAACCGCCCTTGATATTCCACAGGGGAAAATGGCAAATATGTCTATCCGGTTGACAGAATTAGCCGGAGATATGGCTTCATTCTATGATGTGAGTCAAGAAGATATTGCCAAGAGTCTGCAATCTGTATTTTCCGGTACTACGGCACCTATGCGGCGTTATGGTATCGACTTGACACAGGCAACATTAAAGGAATGGGCATTAAAGCAAGGACTTGATGCGAACATTTCCTCAATGACGCAGGCTCAAAAAGCCATGTTGCGTTATCAGTATGTGCTTGCGCATACAACCAATATTACCGGAGACTTTGCCAGAACAGCCGATAAACGAAACTTTTGTTTCATGTGTCGCGCGGCATAGCAATATGTCGATGAAAAATCGGGTAAAATCGGTGAAGGCTAAGTTGACTTAGCACGAACATTTTTGTATAATATGTTTGAGGTGATTTAATGCGAACATATTATATCTACAAAGCAACAAATAAAATAAACGGAAAATCTTATGTCGGTCAAACTTGTGATTTTCATAGCAGAGTGTGGCAACATCAAAGGTGCTACGAAAAAGAAGATTGCGACTTTCATAGAGCAATTAAAGAATTCGGGTTTGACAACTTCTCATGGGAAATCATCGAAACGTGTGAAAGCGAAGATGGAGCCTGTGAGTTGGAAAAGTATTACATTGAAAAATTTAACACCTATCGAGATGGCTATAATATGACCAAAGGTGGGAAAGGCGCGCCGTATCATAACGCCAGGGCAGTTGTTTTGCTGACGCTTGACGGACGGTACATTAAGCGTTATGATAGTGCAATGGATGCAGAAATTGACGGATTTAATAATACGGATGTTCTGCTTAATTGTAAAGGAAAAAGGCGGCAGACAAAGGGCTATATGTTCATGTTTGAGGATGAGTATGAATCAAACGGAGCGAAAACCTATAGAAAGCCGGAACCTAACGGAATGAGAAGCATTATTCAATGTGATATGGAAGGAAATTTTATACAGAAATTTAAAAGTTTGCAGGAGGCGGCTAGGATTACCGGAGCAAATAGAACAACTATTTCCGGTGTGCTTTCAAATACCTATAAGTCGGCAAATGGATATATTTTTGTATACGAAGAAGATTTTCCAATAAAAGATTTGAGCATCTATAAAAAGCGCAAAAAAGGAAGAAAAATTGCGCAAGTGGATGCGAAAACCAGAGAGATTATAAGAGTGTTCGATAGAATATCCGAAGCAGGGGAATCTCTTGGAGTTAATTACAAAGCAATACATAATGTAATTGACCAAGAGGGGCGAACTGCTTATGGTTATAAGTGGATAAGTCAATAAGCTAATACCGAGATAAGGCTATAAAATAAAAGTTATAGCACATTGTAGAGCGTAGGGATTGAACCTATGCTCTTTTCTTATGGAAAGAGTGTAGAATATAACATCTCCAAGAGTATCCGACAGCCACAATGCTGTGGTTGAAAATGTACGCCGAACTTATGGGAAACCATAAGAAGTAGAGGATAAAAAGCCTTTACGATAACATATTGACATGGCATAACCAGATAACCATGCTTAAAGAGAACTTCAAAGCACTTGGAGCGGTTGTTGGTGGTGGTTTAATCAATGCATTCAAGCCATTTATCAAGGTACTTAATTCAGTTCTGCAAAAGGTTATTTCCTTCGCAGAGATGGTAACAAATGCTTTAGGTTCTATCTTCGGATGGAAGTATGAAGCAAGCAAAGGGGCAGGAATCAGCGGTCTTGCTGATGATATTGGAAGCGCATCTGACGGCATGGACGATTTAAGCAATGCCGCAGGAAGCGCAGGGAAGAACACAGGCGGTATCGCAAAAAATGCCAAGAAAGCAAAAAAGGAAATCCAACAGGCAACTCGTGCATTTGATGAATTAAAGGTTATTTCAAAACAGAGTAAAGATAACACTTCCGGTTCTGGAAGCGGTGGAAGTGGTGGCGGTTCTGGTTCCGGTGGTTCTGGTGGTGGGGATACCGGAAAACTAGTTCAGACCGACACGATTTTTAAGAAATTCAAAAGCGACATCAAAGACCTTGAAGGACTTGGAAAAGCAATTTCCGGTGCTCTTATCAATGCAATGCGAGGCATCAAGTGGGATGAAGTATACGCAAAAGCGTCCGGCTTTGGTAGCGGGCTTGCAAAATTCCTTAATGGACTATTCGAGGGTCAGAAAGGCACAACGCTTTTCGGAGAAACCGGAAGGCTGATAGCTAATTCATTAAATACAGTGCTCCATGGGTTGGATTCGTTCGGCACAACGTTTAATTGGAAACAATTTGGAAATTCAATCGCAGACGGAATTAACAAGTTTTTCCAAAACTTTGACTTTGCATTATTGGCTAAAACGCTTAATTCTTGGGCGCAAGGGGCGTTTGATGCAGTCACTACGGCATTAAGTAAAATTTCTTGGAAGGACGTATGGAAAGGTGTCAAGAAATTTTTAAGCAACTTAGACGTAAAAACAGTTGCAATTATCATCGGTGCGCTGACAATCAAAAAAATCCTTGGATTGCATCTTGCAAAAACCGCACTTGGAATCATAGGGACTTCCATTTCAAAAGCAATTGCTGGTTCTATTGCGGCAAAACTCGGAGTAGAAATCGGGGCAAACGCAACAATAGGAGAAGTGCTTTCCACAGGATTGTCAAAAAAAATAAGCGGTCTTGGTACAATTGCCGGAAAAATAGGGAAACTGGCGTTGACTGTAGGAGCAATTGTTATTACGGCAGAGGCGGGATTATCACTCGGAAAAGCAATTGGAAATAAAATAGCCGATGCTACGCAACCGGAAGAAATGAAAAAGTACCGCGTGGACTTTAAGTTTAGTGACCTATTTACCTATTCATTGGATGATTGGAAACAGGGATTTTCCGATTGGTGGAATGATACATGGGGACCAGGGCTTGCCGCTTGGTGGGAAGATCGAAAGGCAGGAAATACAAAACTTAAAATTCCTTTTACAGATTTTGAGCTTCCATCGGACAACGAAGTGAAAAAAGCTGTTTCTGATTGGTGGGATAAACAAAAGAAAAAGATAGAAAAACGCACAGAAAACGTGATTAAATTCGCCGCAGACGTAAAAGATACATCTTCCAAATGGTGGTCTAATGTTAAAAAATGGTGGGGGGAGAAAGTCGGTAAGGTAAAAGAATTTACTACAGATGTTAAGGACTCTGCTAAAGAATGGTGGAGTAACACTAAGAAATATTGGGGTCAAAAAGTTGGACAAGTTAAGAAATTTACAACCGCAGTCCAGAATGATGCATCTAAGTGGTGGAGTAACACTAAGAAATATTGGTCAGAGAAAGTCGGTAAGGTAAAAGAATTTACTACAGGCGTTAAAAATAAAGCCGGTGAATGGTGGTCTAATGTTAAAAAATGGTGGGAAAACACTACGGCAGGAAAAGAGGTAAAGAGATTTACTGTAAACGTCAAGAAAGCCGGTGGAACATGGTGGAAAGATGTAAGCAACGAGTGGAAAGAAAAGGTTGTCAACGCAGGAAGAACATTGAAAATCGGCATTTCATTTGCCACAAATGCACTAAAAAACCTCTGGTCTAGTGTATCGACATTCTTTAGCGGAAAAACCGTAAATGTAAAAACGAAAGGTTCTACAACAAAGAAAGCTGATGGCGGTGTATTCTCTGGTGGAAGTTGGAAACCGATTAAGAAATACGCAGTCGGTGGATTGCCAAACATGGGACAGATGTTCGTTGCAAGAGAAGCGGGTCCGGAACTTGTCGGTACGCTTGGCGGTCATACGGCAGTAATGAATAACGACCAGATTGTAGCATCTGTTTCAGACGGCGTATACCGAGCGGTAAAAGCGGCTATGGGAAACGGACAGCCTGTGAACGTAACGTTTAAGGTAGAGGCTGATTCAAAAGGAATATTTAAGGTTACGCAAGAAGAAGCGCGCCAATTCTTTAATAGAACCGGCACTGCACCTTATCCGGTATAAATATAATGACTTTTGCCCTTGTGTGTGGTATAATTCAGAAAACTACATACAATGGTACAAAGTACCGGAAAGGGGTTATTATGAAAAACTTTAAAAGATTTTTTACATTAGTTATTGCGGCAATCCTTATTGTTTCTGCTATCCCTATAATAAATTCGGATGCTAAAACGGATTACTTATCGTCTTTCAAGGTTTCAAAGAAAACAATTTACAAAGGAAACGGAGTGGTCATATCTGTTGACAAGGCAACAAAAGGTAGCAGGTATGTAGATATCACATTCGTTGTAAAGAATAATTCTGACAAGGACTACGATATCGCCGCGCATGAATACGCCATCAACAATCTTATGGCAGGCGGAAGCACTTATATGTCAGATGTTAATGTCCCAAGCGGGAAAAAGGCAAGGTTTACAGTATCCATCAATAAAGAGTGGTTCAAAAATAATGGAATAAAAACATTTAAGAAATTTGATGTTTTGTTTTGGGGATACGGGGAAAGCATGAAAGAATGGGAATCCCCAAAGGTTTCTTTTTCTACGAACAAGGACAATGGGAAAGGATATTTCAAGCCGAAAAAAGCGGCGAAAGTATCTGACGAAAACATAGACATTGGATATATCTCAAAAAAATCAGATAAGTATAAGTTTTATGTTAAAAACAAGACTGAAAGAGAGAGAAGATGGACTGTTGAGAATTGTTCAGTAAATGGATGGTCGTTTGATCTTGGTTCTGCAAAATATGATTTATATAGCGAGCCTATATTAAATGGATGTTATGCAGTATTTGAAATTCCGGTGGACAAGGATTTCAAGAGCGAAAACTCCATCAAAAAAATAAAAGAAATTGAATTTGATATTGAATTTGAGGGTGGATTCGATGATGATTACAATAATATCGAAGAAATAAAATCCGATAAGATAAAGATTAAACTTTAAAAATACTTAAGCCGTGGAAACACGGCTTATTTCAATGCATAAAAATATAGAAGTCTACTTGACTTCTATATGTACTTGTGATATTATAATCACAGAAGTCAAATAGACTTCTAATAATTACAAGGAGGTGTGCATGGGAATTAAAACCTTTACGCTTAGGCTTACTGATGAACAACATCAGTACCTAGAAAAAAGATCCAATGAATTAGGCATTACAAAAAATGATTACATTCGGAATCTTATAATGAATGACAGTTTTGTTGACAAGCAGGAAAAGATGATGGATGAAATATCAGAAATCAAAGAAATGCTGAAAAACTTGGAGAAGTAACAAAAAGAGTAGCCGCACGGACTCCAGATCTTTGCGACTACTCAAAAACAAAAGACAACCCGTTTATGGATTGATATAACCATGATATCATTCTTTGTTCGGGTTGGCAACAGAAAACATGGAATAACTAAAAATAACCATTATGTAGCGATAAAATTATTTTGAAGCATGTTTTCTGTTGCGCACACGGAGTATTAACTTTTACAGAAAGGAGATATTTTGTGAACGAATTAATTCATATTGGAAACAAAGAAATTCGGGTAAAGGAATTTAGAGGTCAGAGAGTGGTCACATTTAAGGACATTGACATGGTTCACGAAAGATCGGACGGAACAGCAAGAAAAAGATTTAACGACAATAAGAAACACTTTATTTTAGGAGAAGATTACTTCGTCCGAAATTCGGATGAAGCCAAGGGGGAATTTGGTGTAACCGCTCCGAACGGAATGTACCTTATCACCGAACAGGGCTATCTGATGTTGGTCAAGTCATTCACGGATGATCTGGCATGGGACGTTCAACGACAGTTAGTGAACCATTATTTCAAACGACAGTCAGAACAAACAGTAATGTATCAGTATCCGGTGTCTCCTTCAGCTATGGAAAGTGCGACAAATGCCGGAAGATTGCTTGAAAGAATAATGAGACGCGAAAGTGCAGCACCACATGAAATTGCTTACGTTGTAAAAAGTTTGTTTAACCAAGCGGGTATACAAATACCGGATTGCGCAGTTAAGGTTCCAGCGTATGAGCAAATTGAATTTCAGTTAAATTCTTTATTGTAATAATTTATCCGAAAAGTTTTCTTGAAAAGGAGAAAATTTTATGAACACACAAAAGATGGTTATGATACCAACATGGCAGTACGACAAAATGGTTGAGTCTTACGAAAAGGCTTTAGAAGAATTACGGGAAATTAAAGAAAAGATGAAAGAACTTGAAGCGAAAAAAGCTGATTGACACAAAATCAAAAATAGTCTATCCTTATTACTAAGGAAACAACCTTATCCGTGAAGATGCGGATTACTTACTCGAACGCCATACTGTACGAAAGAGGAAACTAATGTGATTTCACAAACGGTTTCCTCTTTTTTATTCAGATAAAAATGTATGGAGGTAGACACGAATGAAAAAATCACAACTTATGCTTAAGATTCAAAACAGCATTGAGGTATTTGAGAATCCAATATTCGGACAGATTAGAATGACCATGGTAGATGATGAACCGATGTTTTGCCTTGTTGATGTTTGCAGGGCATTGGAAATGAGTAACCCTACAATGGTCGCGCAGAGGTTAGATGAAGATGAACGCACTAAGTTAGACTTAGGGCGTGCAGGAGAAACAAATTTCATTACAGAGAGCGGCTTATATGCGGTTATTCTTCGGAGTGACAAACCGAATGCCAGGAAGTTTCGCAAATGGGTAACATCAGATGTTCTTCCTACAATCCGTAAAACAGGTGGGTATGTCAATAATGATGAATTATTTATTTCCACTTACCTGCCATATGCAGATGAAAACACTAAGCTGATATTTTCCCAGACATTAAAAACTGTTAGGGAGCAGAATGAAACCATTAAAAGACAGCAGAAAGAAATCATCCATAAGGAAGATGTTATTATCGGACTCGTTGATGATATTGACTTGGCAACCAAGAGACAGCGGATAACGCAGATTGTCCGTTTCGGTGCCGATGGAAAGTATCAAGAACGCTATTCGTTGCTTTATGGAGAATTTGAAAGGAAATATCACTGCAACCTTAAATCAAGGATGGAAGGGTGCACACTCAAGCCAAAAGTAAGAAACAAGATGGATTATATCGACAGGGAAATGGGAATGATTCCGCAGTTGTACGAAATCGCTTGCAAACTTTTTGAAAACGATGTAGAAAAGCTGAAATCTGAATGGGAATCAGTAGTAGCTTAAAATTTAATCAAATGGATAGCATCTACCAAACGGTAGGTGCTATTTTTATACCCATTTTTAGGAGGTAAACGATGGGATATGGCGGATATTTAGTAAAGTTTGGCAATTATACCATACCGAACAGTTTAATAAAGCAGGACACGTTTAGTTCCTATGTGAACATGCAAGACAAAGACCCATGGACGGATGAAAACGGATATGAGCATCGTGATGCCGTGGAACTGAAAGCCTTAAAGGTTGAGTTTGAAACCAAAGCCATGCTGACCGAAAAGCAGTTTGATGATTTTTGGAAGAATATTGAAAAGAACTATACCAAGGCAAAGGAGCGTGGTGGCTATATCACGGCATATGTACCGGAGAAACGCGGATATGTGACACAGTACGGATATATCGCTGACATTCAGCCTACGTTCTATTCTGTGGCACATGGGAAGATAAAATACGACGCAATCAAATTTTCGTTTGTAGGTGGTGTATATGATAAATAGTAGTTTGAAAGAAAAGTATTGGGATTCCTCGACAGATAAACAGATGGTCATATCTGTTGTTGGAACGAACCAGAAGATAGACAATTCGATGCTTGAAATCGGTACGTTCGCTCTCGAAGAAAGCCTTTGTTCGGAGTCTGAATTAAAGTTTGGAGCGTGCGAAGCGAATTGCGTAAAATTCACGGCACGAAACACCGCAGGAAACATTATTGGAAAGACAATCTCTATCGAAGAAACGATTGACGGAGATAGCGAAAACCCGATGCCATACGGAGTTTTTAAGGTTGCATCCGATGTTCCTACGGCTGACCGAACAAAACGGCAGATTACGGCATATGACGCTATGTATGACATTATCAATACGGATGTAAAGTCTTGGTATGCAGGACTTAGCTTTCCAATGACACTTAAGCAGTTCCGTAATAGCTTTTTTGCGTATCTTGGAATTGCGCAAGTAGAAACAAGCCTTGCCAATGATTCCATGACGGTCAATAAGACGATTGTAGCCACACAGACGGACGATTCAAGCGCGGTCACAGAAGAGTCTGCAATCAGCGGCAAAACGGTTGTGACGGCAATATGCGAGATCAATGGATGCTTCGGGAACATGAACCGGGATGGAAAGTTTGAATATGTCTTTCTGAAAGCAATCACAAGCGCACTTTATCCGGCAGAAGATTTATTCCCATCTGACAATTTATTTCCGTCTGATGCGAACACAGAGTCCATGACCGGACACTATATCACGTTTGATTATGAGGACTTCCAAAGCAAGGCGATCACACAGCTTGAAATCAAGACAAGCGAAGATAATGCCGGTGCTATTGTTGGAACTGCCGGAAACAACTATTCGATTACAGGAAACTTTCTTGTATCAGACAAGACCGGAGCAGAGCTGGAACAGATTGCAAATAACCTATTGCCGATTATGGCAAAAGCAGCATATACACCGATTAAAAGTTGCACCTGTGTCGGAAATCCATGTCTGACACTTGGGGAACCAATCCGATTCAATACCACGAGAGAGATTGTTGAAACGTATCTATTGCAACGCACTTTAACCGGAGTACAAAGCAAGAGAGATTCAATCTCGGCACAGGGAACGCAGACGCACTCTGCAAAGGTCAATTCTATCAGAGACACGATTGAAAGCGTGGAAAGACGTACCGGAAAGCTAGAGAGGAACGCAGACCATCTTCAATCCACGTATGAGGATTTAGAGGAACAGACAAATACCAAGTTTGAGCAGACCGCAAAAAGCATTTCTGCAGAAGTCAACCGCGCACAAAAAGCAGAGGGACAATTAGACGCATCATTGGAATTGAAACTTGGAAGAGATGAAAACGACCAAGTCGTTTCGATGATTAATGCAAGTGCCGACCAGATTACGCTTAGCGGAAACAGACTCATAGTCAACAGCAATAACTTCCAGCTTGATGGCGATGGCCGAGTGTCAATCGTTGATTCATTGAACTTTATTGCAACGTCACAAGGAGATGACCTTGTAATTATTGGGCTCGATGCAAGAGGCAGACCAATGCTTCAAAACATACGCATCGATCTAAACTCTGTAACAGATCAAGATGGTGTAGCCATAGGTGACCATGCTAGCACTGCAGATCATGCAACAACAGCAGATTCAGCAACAACTGCAGAAAGTGCAAGGCAGTGTATAATGGCATCAACCGCGCATTATTTGCAAGGTATTGGACTATCCGATTATGTACGAATTTCAGACAACGGAAATTTAATTCCAAGCTCTAGTTCTGTGTACTGTGGAACTAACCCCAATCCATTTGCCGGAGGGTATTCTTCCGGTGGTTGGAAAACAACGTCTGACCGCAGAAAGAAAAAAGATTTTCGAAAACTGCTAGAGGACGATAGGTTCGAAAGATTTTTCGAGTTACTGCAACCTATGGAATATCGGCTCATAGAAAATGACGAAAAAATGCACATGGGATTTGTTGCACAGGATGTCGAACAGGCAATGACGGATTGTGACATATCTGAAAATGAGTTTTACGGACTGGAACATGCGGTATTCTCCGAAAAAGATTTTGAATCTAATGAGGAATGGAAAAATTTCTTAGAGCGGAATGGTGGAGCAAATGATATGTATACATTGTGCTATCAAGAGTTTATTGCGCTTAACACTGCCATGATACAGAAACTGCAGAACAGGTGTAACGATTTTGAACGCAGACTATCCGCGTTAGAAAGGAAGTGAGCAGATGGCATATCAGAAAATATATAGCCGCGAATATTGGGAGAATGTTCCAAGTGAAAAGACCGCAATTAATCAGTATAGGCTGAACAACATAGAGGGCGGCATTGATGCAATCGACGATCGTGTGTGCGCACTCGACACCACAAAAGTTGACTTGACCAAAGCTAACGAACTTGTAAAGGAAATCCTTTGGGATGAATCCAACGGAACGCTGACGGTCGTTAAGATGAATGGTTCACGAGCCGTGATTGATACCAAGTTGGAAAAGTTGGCGGTCAACTTCACATACAATCCGCAGACACAACAATTAGTAATCGCGCTTGACGATGGCACGGTGCAGAACGTGGATTTATCATCCTTGATTACAGAGTATGAGTTCTTAGATTCTGATACGATTGCATTCGAGATTACGGGTGGCAAGGTCAAGGCTATTGTTAAGAATGGTTCGATTACCGAGGATAAGTTGCAACCGAACTTCTTGGCGGATATTAAGGTAGAATCTGCCAAGGCGGTAGCATCTGCCAAAAGCGCAAAAGAGTCCGAAACCAAGGCGGCAAAATCTGCCACAGACGCAAAGGACAGCGCAGACCGAGCGCAGGGAATCGAAGACGAGATTAACAAGAAACTCACAATGACAGAATTTGATGTGAATGAGGATGGGGAGTTGATTTACATGGACAATGCGGCATATAACTTTTTCGTTGACAATGACGGAAATTTGAATTGGGAGGTGGCTTAAATGGCTATAGCAGGAAGAGTGGCAATTGTGCCAAAGGGCGATTGGAGCGCAGATGCTGCATATAAGAGATTGGATGCAGTGACATATAACAATACATTGTATTTTGCGAAAAAAGAAGTTCCGGCAGGAACGGCAACTAGCAATACGGAATATTGGTCGAAGTCGATTGTGGGTGGTGTCGGTGCAATCGCAACGAAAGAGGATGCCGGGATTGTGAAACCGGCAGACGGACTTTCGATTGCGGAAGATGGAACCCTTAAGGTCAGCATTGATGGAACAACACTCACAATGGATCAGGTCAACAATGTTATCAAGTTGGCTGATACCTTAAAAGAGAAAATCAATGGAGCATTTCCAGCAGCAAACTTAATCAACAATCTTACAACCACAGAAGCCGGATTTGGGTTGGATGCACGGCAAGGGAAAGCCTTGGATGATAAAATCACCGAAATAAACGGCAGTTTAATAAACAAGTTGGTGCTTGGACAAGACAACACTTTAACAAGCCATCAAATACTTGAAAATCAGACTCGTTTGATCCAAATTGTAGAAAGCAACGGAAATAACGCTTTAAACAAAGAGGTTTTTGGAGACCATGAGAATTTTAATAATGGCTTTGGATGCGTTTTTATATTTTTAAAAGCAAATGATTGGAGAGTATCTGCACTTGCTTTTCCGATTGCAAGATGGGGCTTGGATATTCTGCCTGTTGGTCAAAATTCTGGCGCGACATCGTTAAAATGGAGTAAAATATCCTTGTCGAATTTATAGCTTGTTCCAAGATGTAAGCTGGTATCCGTTATTCCCTTTATACAAACGTCCATAATATACATTGTCTGAAAATTGATCCATAGCAATCATTGGGATTGTGCTTCCATCTTGTCTAGCAAATGATAAAATGACATACCAACCAGTTGTACTCGGCATTTCTGAAGAGTTATGAATGTAATAAATCCCAACATCTTTGACATCAGATAAATTTGATACCAAATATTGTTGTGAAAATTTATCATTTAAACTGCCGTTTAAGAAAATATATCGAACAAATATTCGAACGTAACTTATAAACCATTTTTATTAAAGAAAGGAATTAAAAACATGGATAAAATTATTTTAAAAGAAAAAACAGAATTCGAGGTTGCCGATGGGGCAAGCCTTGGAAACATCCAGATCAAGGCAGAGAATTTCGAAGCCGTCAAGACCATCACGGATGCATTTTCTGCGGACAACCTGCAGGAAGTTACATTTACACATAATGGCGAAACATCTGGCAAGTATATCGATCTGAAATCCGATGGGTTTACATATGTTCCGAACATGGGCGAGGATGGCACAGAAGATGGTACATATACGGTAACGGTCAGCTTGAGAACAAAGACGGAGATGGAAAAAGCCATTGATGAGTTGAAAGCCGGGCATGAAGCAAACGCAGAAGCAATCCAAGAACTGGCAAGTATTACCGCAGGAAGTGAGGTGTAGGATATGGTTAAATTCTATGTAAGACGTATTCTTATCGACAAGAAAATGACGATTGATGAAGTGCCGATGCGTTGGCGCGCAAAAGTGCAAGAAGAGATTGAGAAACAGCTCTCCGCTTCTCTGCAATGACATTTTCTGTCGAAACTTGCGACCGAAAAATGTTGAAATCATGCATATTACAGTGATACTATGGACTTGTCCGAAAGGACACTTCAAGTTCTGGCATGGGTGGGGCTTGGCATGGCTCCGCCCATAATTGGGGATTGACTATACAGAACGTATGTTCTATAATAATTGTCGAGGGTAGTTAGCATTTGAATCGAAAGGGTGGGAGCAATGGATAACAACGAAAACGAGTATTACAAAAGCAAAATCATTGAATTGATTGAAAAATGCGACAATACTAGATGGCTTCGAGCCATATACGTATTTGTAAAAGAACTGTTAAAATAAGAAGAAAGCCAAGGGTTTGCGCATTGCCCTTGGCTTATTTTTATTTCTTCTCTGAAATCATATCAACAAATTCTTCTAGTTTATCCCAGCCATCTTTATCTAGCTGCGCTAGAGCAGAAATCAATTTCTTTTTAAAATTTCCGTCTTCTGATTTCATAACATCTGCAAGCATTTTTGAAATTTGCTCATCTTTTGTTTCCGGCATAAACATTTCTCCGTTTCCGGTGCGAAGCCAATCTTCATTAACGTTGCATTTCTCACATACAAGTTTAATAAATGCATCTGATGGATTTCTTCTTCCGGATTCATAGCTAGAAATGTTTTCTTTTGATATTTCCAAGTAATTTGCAAATGTTTCCTGAGTTTTCCCATTAGGATTGCTTTTTCTTATCTCCTTTAGGCGCTCCTTCATATTAACACCTCCTTTCAACTTGATTATACAAGTCACAATCGCAAATGTCAACGACAAAAATTGTACAATGTACAAAAATAACTATTGACAAAGATTGTACAGAGTACTAATATAAGAATGTACAAAGTACAAAGAAAGAGAGGTGAGAACATGAAGAAAATGACGTTCAGACAAAAGCGCGACTTACTTGATAAGTTTGAGCCGTTCATTATTGGAGGAGTCCAATTCATAAGCGCATTGGCTGGAGCTGCTGTCGGAATAGCTATCTGCTACTTTTTCTAAATGATATGTGGCGGTTGCTGTGATTATGGCAACGACAAATGGGATAAGGATATTTCTCAAAAATGAAAGGAAAAAGTATTCTTTATAAAATCTTCCTTTTGGAGAAACTATAAAGCTAAAATTTGATCTATCCGCAGATGTACTTACTTTTGTTACATATCCTTTATCCTGCAAATCCAAAAACGCTTGATATACATCTTCTTCATCGAATTTACCTATTTCGGAAAGTTCGATTGAAAAATTTGTTTTAGATATTTTCTTTAATATTATTCTTTCAATTTTTAGAAGCATGTTAATTCCTCCGTTTTTGAAAATATTATATCACAGAAAGGAAGCAAAAATATGGATAATTTAGTACACATTGGAAATGCGGATATTTCCATCAAAGAGTACAAAGGCGAGCGAGTGGTCACATTTAAGGACATTGACATGGTACATGAAAGACCGGACGGAACAGCAAGAAAAAGATTTAACGACAATAAGAAAGACTTTATTTTAGGAGAAGATTACTTCGTCCGAAATTCGGATGAAGCCAAGGGGGAATTTGGTGTAACCGCTCCGAACGGAATGTATCTTTTTACCGAGCAGGGTTATCTAATGTTGGTCAAGTCGTTCACGGATGATTTGGCATGGGAAGTACAAAAGAAATTAGTTTCTTCCTATTTTAATGTATATTTTCGGATGCGACTTGAACATTGTAGCAGAGTACGAAATCAGATATTGCGCATGAAAGGAAGTGATTGTATGAGCGAAAAGGAAAAGCGAGTTGTCGAAAAACTTCGTGATGCCATTCCGAATATGACAGATTTTCAGAAAGGATATGTTCTTGGAATGGTAGAGAGTTCTGCTTCAAAACATAGTGAGCAGGGCGAGAAAAACGAAACGCATAATGGAAAGGAGAATTAAAATGAGCAATTTTGAATTTCAGAAAGTTAATTCAAGGGTAATTCGTAGCGGTGACAACTATTTGGCAAAGGTTGACTCTGCGGAAAGTTTTTCAAGCATTTTCGTTGACGAGGAAACAACATATGGGGTTTCTGTAAGAGATGCACAGATACAGACAGGAGATTCGACTTACACACCTGCAATGGCTTTTACATATTCCATGGAAGATGGTTCCGTGCGTTTTATAGATGTTGTTGTATGTCCGTTACTCGGAACGTTTGTTTCTGACTGGTACTAAATTATAAAGTGGCAGAAAGGGGCATGAATGAAAAAAGTAATCCAATTCATCATAGGTGCGGTTGCAATGGAATATTCCTTAGTTGCCGCGTGCTATATGGATAGTGAGGGCGCGGTCGGGGATGTGTCGGCTATTAAATTTGTAGCCGGTGCGGTAATTGCGGCAATCATGTATTACTGGTCAGAGGTAGACCGGAAGAGAGCCGAACTTGACAAGCGAATTAAGAGAAAACGCAGAATGAGAGAGGATGCATGGTAGGCGTTGTGTATATAAGTGGCACGAGATGTTCCACGGAAGAAAAGCGTATGCTTGCTGAACTTTTGGCAGGGAAACGAAAGAAACAGAATGATAAAGAGAATTTTGAAAAGGTTCTTGATAGAGAAATGGGAAGGAGAAGCAATGGAGAACAAAATAACACTGATCGGTGATGTTGTATCAGCACCAAGGGAAAGCCATAAATCAAACGGTAAGAAATTTTATAAATTTTTCATCGGAGTTGAAAGAAGAAGCGGTGTTGCAGATATACTTCCTGTACTGTTTGATGAAGAAATCAGCGATACAGGAATTAGCGGAACGGTATATGTCAGTGGGAAGATAATTACCCGGCACGTAAAAACAGGATCCGGAAAAGCAAATCTTACCTATGTTATGGCTGATACAATCACAAAGCCAGAGGATGATAGTCCTTTGAATGAAGTAAGCCTTGATGGAATCATCGAGGAAAAGCAACTTAGAGAAACACCACTTGGCCGTAAAATCTGTGATGTGAAACTCAAAAACATAAGAGAAAACGGAAAAGAGGATTTAATCACCTGCATTGCATGGGGAAAGTGTGCAGAGTATACGGACTCACTTGCTTTAGGTGATGCGGTGAGTGCATACGGCAGATTGCAGAGCCGGAGATATAAGAAAACGTGTAAAGATGGTCGCGTTGTGGAAAAAGTTACATATGAGTTGTCAATAAAAGGAATCGTGGGGGTGCAACATGGGGAAGAAAAATTATGTTTATGTTCCAAAAGAAGAGTATGAAGAACTGATTGAGTGCGAGTTACATATCAACATGTTACACAGATACATTACAAAAGAACATGAAGATAACATCAGATTGCGCGGTTGCAAACAGGATACAACAGATATGCTGACAATCGAAACTTTGAGCGGATACACGGAGAACGAAAAGCATTTCGATAGACTGGAAAGAGAATTTAAAGAAAGGGTGAGACAAAAATGCGAATGATTTTAAAATCGTTACATATGGAGAATTTCAAAGGTATTAAGAGCCTTGATGTGAATTTCTCAAATAAGACAAGTATTAAAGGGCAGAATGCAGCAGGCAAGACCACAATTTTTGATGCGTTCACATGGTTGCTGTTTAACAAGAACAGTGCGGGCGAGGAAAAATTCAATGTCAGACCGCTGGATAAGGACGGACACCGCATTGATAACGTGGAAATCAAGGTTGTTGGAGTTATTGATGTAGATGGTAAGGAAGTGGAACTTTCCAAGGTTCAGAAGCAGAATTGGGTTAAAAAGCGCGGAACCGACACCGTTACTTTGCAAGGCAATGTCAATTCATTTGAGATTGACGGTTATCCGAAAAGTGAAGTTGAATTTAAGGCTTATATTTCCGGTTTGGCGCAGAGCGAGGAAATGTTTAAGATGCTGACCAATCCGCAGTATTTTTCTTCTCTGAAATGGAAAGACCAGAGAGACATTCTTATGAAACTTGTTGCAGAGGTTTCAGATGTGGAGCTTGCGCAGACAGATGCAAAATACGCACTGCTGATTACGGAATTGGAAAAAGCACCGTCTACAGATGATATTCGCGCCAAGTTTTCTAAAGCGTTATCCGAATGGAAGAAGAAACAGGCTGAAATCCCGGTTCGTATTGATGAAGCCGAGAAATCAAAGGTTGATGTAGATGTGGCAGAGCAGGAACTTGCGAAAACAGACTTGGAAACCAAAATTGCAGATATTGATGCGAAGA